GGTACAATCGCATACCAGTTAGCCACCTCTTGAATACTGAACAACTTTGCGTGGCGATCACGGTGGGATTGTCTGGTCGTGCTTTTCAATGCCGACAGGTGCATAAGCATTGTCCTGATGCCTAGGTCTACCTGAGCCTGCTTAGCCTCTTCACGCCGAGCCGTTCGCATGGCCCCGACAATCTCAGTCTGTGCAATGCGCCGCGCATCGAACTGACTAACGCCGATCCTTGCTTCAATATTCTCGGCGATCTTGCGAGGGCTAAGGCCTTCAGCCATGCCGCGAGATAGCGTAGACGATAGATCCCCCTTCATGCTGTCAGCTATCTTTACCATCTCGTTAAAGCTGCGAGCCTGCAACAGGGAAAGCCTGCGACGGTATGGCGCTGTGGTCAGAAGGTAATCCAGGGTTGGCCGGCTCATCAGGTATTCAGCGGACTGTATAGAGATGTTCGAATAGGCCAGCGCTGTACCTTGCACGTATGCAGGGGTAACATACCCTGAAAGCATCCAATTCGATTGTGGCGTACCTTCGTCAATCAGCGTATCAATCAGCCGCGCAATCTCATTATCCATGTTCGCCAGGGTGAAATCATCCAGCTCGAAAATGTAAGTCTTTTGCTCGGCATTCACGGCATTCAGGGTAACGACCTTGTACGGTACGCGCTTTAGGATTGCCAGCACTCCCTTGCCTATCGCGTCGATTCGTCGGGCGAAGTCTTTCTCGGCTCGCTGAACCCTGCGCTGTTGTCCGGTTGGATCTGTTGCGGAGGGCAGGATTGGTGACGCCGCCATAGTAAATAATCCTTGCGCTATTCGTTTGGTTTGACGTAAATTGTACGCCACATAGGAGGGGTTATGCTCAAGAAAACGCTAAAACAGAAGGTTCGCGACTGGTGCGACAAGGCCTATCCGAAAAAGATCGACGTAGGGTTCAAGCCTGAGCATCGACCGCTGTTCAACCAGCAATGCCACAACAACGCCGATCACATGGTTCGCTGTGGTGATGCTGTGTCTATTGCGGAGGTTGTGATCATCAACGACAATACCTGCACGCTTCACTATATCAACATGGACGATCAGGGCTTGTATTTTGACGCAACCCTTGGATATCAGTATTCGGGTTGCGATTATCGACTGATCCGACTGCTACATAAATTCAAGGATTATCCGGGGACGCACCTTGAGGATGAGAAGGCTCGAATCTGCCTTGATGCGCTAGGCAAGTGGAAATATAAGTTGCATGATCCGCTGGACCTTCTGTAAAACAAAGCCCCTAATCAAAGGGGCTTTTTTCATTGCGCAGGAATTGCAGGATCAGGTTCCGGATCAGGCTCGATATCGGGGAGAGGCGTCAATTCATCCTCGGTGTACGTATACCCTGAAGCCTCAATCATCCGCTTGATACTGAACACCAATTCACCGCTAGCAAGCATCTTCTGATTCACATCGGCCATGAGCACGACGTTAGCCAGCATTTCACCCTGCGACGCTTCAGTAAGGTCGTCCCAGCAAACGCTAGTCTCTACCGTCAGCAGCACACCGAGGCGCATAAGGTGCGCAACGAACGTTTCAATGTCAGAGGACAGGGTATTGAGGCGACGACCCTGGCAGCGCTTGTTGAACGTCTTCTGGTCTTCAGTCGATGCGCGCTCGCCAGTCTGATTTCCAACAATGATCTTGGATGGGATGCGGATAGAGGCGCAGAAGGACTGTAGCGATACGTCGAATGCTGGCAAAGGATCTGGAACGTTAGCCACAAGAGGATTAACGGTAGCGCCTTGAGTAATGATCGTCTGATCAATGCCTTTCGACATTCCTACAGTTACTTCATTGAAGATTTCTTGCAGTTCTCCAACTGGTACGCCATGTGCGCGGGCAATCTGGTCTAGCTGTACATCCTTCTCGAAGTTGATAGCCAATTGACGGCTGGCGTTCTTCAGGAATGATTCACCGGAGCCACCAAGAACCTTCTCCATGTTCACGCAGTCATTGAAACCTGCGAGCAGGAACGGAATCCCGTTACGAATGTCGCCAAGGATAACGACACGATCCGGATGCAGCGTAACCATGCGCCCAGGTTCGGCGGTCGTGTTGTTGTCTACTGCGTTCTCGCGGTACAGAAACTCTTTTGGCTGACCGAACCGAATGTCTTTAGGATCGTCGTACCAAGAGGCGATGGCTAGCTGACCCTCCCATGCCGGGATGATATTGATTAGCTGGGCTTCTGACGCCTTACCTACTGGCTTATCCCATTCCTTAGAGTCCTTGAATTGCAGGATAATCCCGGAATAACGACCAACGAGACGGCGCATATCAGCATCGCGGAACTTCTCCCACAGCTTTAGGCGCTTGGCTAGCTTCTTGAATTGAGCTTCCCAGGGGGTAGGAGCCTCGGCTCGATCCTCCTCGTCACCTTCCACGAGTTCTGGATCGTTGCTCCAGCAGTGTTCGTTCAGCGTCATTACCGCGCCGTGAGCAATACCTCCACGCTCGAACAGACGGTAGAAGTCACCGAAGCACAGCTGCTCCTTGTAACCATAAGATTCCCATGCACAGGGCCTTCCGGCGTCCAATCCGCCATGCATCAGCGATTGACGTGCAGCAATCGTCGCCCGCTCGCTCAGTGCCGAGTTAAGCGCCATCTCTAGTGCAGGCGTGCGTTTCACAGTCATAAAATAGGGCCTCGTAAATTATTTCCATTATACCTTGCGCGGGAGGTTGGATTCGGCTAAGGTTTGTGGACATTAATAGGAGGGTGGATGGTATGAAATTGGTTGAATTGTTGGCGAAGGAATTGGCGGAATGGCCTGAGAATGTCGTTGTTTATTTCCAATGGGGAAATGGCGAGGTTTTCGCTACATCTAAAGGCTTTCCAACAGAATACAATGACGGTATTTGGTATGTAGTCGGATCAGATATAGAGATGGCATATAACGCGCCAATGTACGATAAAAAGCTTGATCTTGCAGATGATCACGATACAGCAAACGTGAACAGGGCCCAATGGCAAGCCGAGCGCGACCGTCAGAAGGGTGGCGAGTGGAAGCGGCATCGTGGCAATTCTCAGCCTGTGGATGAAGGGACTTGGGTAGAAGTAAAGCTTCGCTGCGGCGATATCCAACAAGGCTTGGCGAATGCGTTCTTGTGGCGCCATTTTGATTGCGATGTGGCTGCGAACATCATGAAATACCGAGTAATCAGCCAGCCACAAGCGGAGGAGGTAGAGGTGAAAGATACGACAATTGGAACACTGAGCTACAAGGTAGAGATTGACACCACCGAGGCTAGTCAGGCTATTGATGATCTGACTGCCAAATGGGATCAGATCGAAACCCCATTCAAATGGCGCGATGAAGTCACCGAACTCAATGCCTACATCGAAAAATATACCCGCGAGCGTGACGCCATAATTGAGCGACTGGCAAGCGAGGGGTTTGCGCTGATTCCTCCAGTGGTTAGCGTTATGTCGCAGTTTGAGGGTGTCGATATGGGCGATTGGCGGAATTGGGAGTACGATGACGTAGTTGAGTGCATTAGCGTTCCCATGAAGCACGATGGATACTACACGGAGGGGCAACTTTACAAAATTAAGTCAGTTGATCGAGATGACCAAGGATCTTCAGCGGAGGTTGATGTAGTTTCTGATAGAGAAATCACTCTCTGGTGTCCGGCCTCATCATTCAAATTCATCCGCCGACCATAATCAACCCAGCCACACAAAAAACCCTGCTTCGGCGGGGTTTCTTTTGCCCGTGATAAACTATCGGCTATCTATTGGAGGCTTGCATATGCTTGACGAATACGAAGGCCTTATTTCTAGCGATGAGAGGCCAGACATCTAATGAATACCCGCGTAAACGTCCGAGTGGCTGTAAACGCTGCGTCAATCCGCCGAGAGCAACATAACGGTCGCGAGCATATCGTGGTGCCTTCGTTCACTCTTCCAGATGGCGTCATCATGAACAATGGGCTCTATCCTAAGGAAGAGATCGACAAAGCCTACAAAGGACTTGAGGGAACCCTTGCACCACTGTCTCACCCAATGGTGGATGGTGATTACGTTAGCGCCAGACAGCCTGAGGCGATCAACGCCTACCATGTTGGTGCCTGGAATCGAAACGTTGAGCGAGTCGGTCACAGAGTCAGTATTGAAAAATGGATCGATGTAGAGTTCGCCAAGAACACTGAGGGCGGTCGAGCACTGCTTGAGGCCATCGACAAGGGCGAGCCAATCCATACCTCTACCGGCATCTTCCTTGATCGCGAGATGACCCCGAACGCTGATGGTTATGGGTGGATTGCAAGGAATATGGTTTTTGACCATGACGCTCTGCTTTTAAATGAGCAAGGCGCGGCAACCCCGGAAGACGGCGTAGGCATGATGGTCAACAAGACCTTCGTTATCAATTCTGCGATTCCAGTTGTTAACGAAGACGCCCTAGATGACTCATACGGCGAGAAACTTGCAATCTTGAGCGAGGCAGTCAAAGAGCGATTCGCTACTTCGGACTCTTACGCATACGTGCAAGACTTCGATGATCGTGCGCTGATCTACGTTACTCCAGAAGGAACTTACACTATCGACTATCACTACGAGGGTGACAATCCAATCCTCACTGGTGAATCGAAAGTAGTGACTGTTGAAACGTCGTATAAGGTTAAAACTAACGCAATCATGGCTAACTTGAAAGCTATGGTAAAATATTTCAGCACCAAAACTAAACCGCCTGTACAGGCAAACGTAATCGAGGAAGTAGATATGACCCCTGAGCAGGTTCAGGCCATCGTAGACAAGGCGCTTGAGGCTACTAATGCTTCCCTCGCTTCTGTACAGGCCGAAAACGAAAAGCTTAAAGCAGATGTATTGGCTGCTAATACCGCTATTCAGGCTAACGCCGAAGCAGGCCTGAAAGACAAGCGCGCCGCGGTATCCGCAGTACACGGCGAAGTTGTTGCAAACGCCCTGTCCGGCGAAGCTCTGGATGCAATGTTCGCCAGCGTTCAAACTGCTGCCGGCATCTTGTCGGGCGGTGTTTCCACTAACGCCAAAGACGAGTTCGAAGGCTATAGCTTGAACCAAGCTGATCAGGAGGCCAAATAATGGCTAACGTTATCTGGCGTGGTCCTGTGCATCTTGCACAGCCTGATTCGCGCACTCTGAAGTTCACTGCTGCGACCTTGCCTGGTTTGGCTGTGTCGATCACTGCGGGCCAGTTCGTGTTGGCAGCAACCTCGAAGGTTGACTTCTTCATCACCCATAACCGCGCCTACATCGGCGAAACCGTGGATACCGCTGTTCCTGCTGGCGAGACTGGAGAAGCATTCAAGCCTGTTCCGCAGTACGAGTTCAATGTTCGCTTTGCTGCTGCAACCTACGCTCCAGGCGCAGTGCTGAGCATTGCTAACGGCCAATTTAAGGCCGCCGTTGCCGGTGAAGTTGCTGTAGCTGTGTTTGATGAGGCTGCATCCCGCGCAATCGCTGCAAACGGCCTCGGTGACATCCGAATCCTCGCTAACTCTTACGTGGTGTAATAAGACATGCCTATTTTGACTTTTAACAAAGAGCAAGAGGCCGCCGTTATCGGCAAGCGCCGCGCTCACAACGCCCGCCAGGAACGTCTCGCAAAAGAAAGCGAAGGCGAGCTGATCGGTAACGCCTATACCATCCCGCGTGATGCTTGGGCTACCTACGACCAAGACTTGATCACTTTGCAGCGTGCTCAACTCGGTGTGTTCAACGACTTGTCAAGCCTGCAAAAGAACGTGCCAATCGGCAAGGTTCTTAACTACTTCTCCAAAGTCTCCGACTCTGGCGAAGTGAGCAGCTCGCTGGATGGCCGTAGCCGCGCCAAAGCAGACGCACCGGTTCTCGATTACGAAGGCACTCCGCTGCCGATCTACGACACCACTTTCACCTTCGGCTGGCGCGATGTTGAGGCTGCTCGTCAAGATGGTGGCTGGCAGTATCTGGACGCCGCCACTCGTGACAACGGCAACCGCCGCATCATCGAGAAGCTTGAAGACCTGGTTGTTAACGGCGACACCAAGTTCAACGTTAGCGGCGCTCAGGTCTACGGCCTGCGTACTGCTCCAGGCCGCGCTACCGGCCTGTTCGGTAACTTCGACCTCGTGACCGCTACCGGCGCTCAGTGGGTTTCGGCAATCACCAAAGTTCTTCAAGGACTGCAAGCCAAGAACTACTACGGCGGTGTGACTGTATACCTTAACTACGGTGATTGGTTCGCAATGTCGGTTGCCGACTACGTGACCGCAGCCCCACAGAACACCATCCTGACTCGCATCATGGCGATCCCTGGCGTTCTGGCAATCGTTCCTTCGACCGCAGTACCTGCCAACGAAATTCTGGCAGTGGTCAAAGAGCGTCGGGTTGTTGAGATCCTGACTGGTATGCCTGTTACCACTATGCCGATTGAACGTAAAAACTTCACCGACGAGTACAGCTTCCAGATCATGACCGCAGTTGCTCCACAGTTCAAGCGTGATTATGCTGGTAACGCGGGTTATGCCCAGTTCACCAAGGGCTAATCTGCTGAGTTAAAATAGGGGCCTTAGCGGGCCCCTTTTTATTGAGGTTTAGAAATGAAAGAGTTTGAGATTACAGAGAAAGGTGTGTTTGTTGGCGGAGTAGAACTTGATGTTGGCACTCGTGTCAAACATGAGTCGCTGCCAGTTACTCTGGTAAACAAGGCTGTCGAGGTTGAATCGGTAGAAATCGAAGCTCCACGCCGTGGCCGACCACCAAAGGATAAAGAGTAATGGCTAGATTCCGCGTGACATACCCAACGAACGGCCTTGAGGCTGGCGACATCGTAGAAGCTGACTCATGCCCGCAGTGGCTCAGGGGTAAGTGCGTATCGCTGCCTGAAGAGGCTTTGAAGGTGCTTGAGGTTGCCAGCCCTAGAGCCAAACGCCATACAGTAAAAAGCACTCGTGATTGAGGGCTTTTTTACAGACCTTGTATCTCAGACACGATGTCCCTATCTATTTTGAACCATTCAGTGGCTCCATCAAAATATCTAAAGCCGCAGCTTTCTAGCCTTGAATGGTAGTGCTTTTCGAGAGCTGCGATCTCGCAGCCCTCAGATTCAAAAGTATGGATTACTTCGAATTTGAACGGAGTTCTCTTTCTGAGCTTCGTTTGTCGATCTCGCAGCTTGTTAGCTATCCCGACTTTTATGTAGGCTCCGCAATCACTCCTGAGCAGATACAAGTGAGCTGGTTTATCTACGTCAAACCCAGGAACGCTGCACTTTGGACATCCGCTTCCTCTAAGATGTCTATTTGGCGATTGCAAGAATGATCCGTGATCTTCGCAGATAATTTCAAGCTTCTTTGAGTCTCCTGAATAAGTTGATTCTACGTAGCAATATTTGTTGTTATGCACCGCATTAGCCTGCAATAGAAATTCAGAAAAAGGCTTTAACCTCTTTAGCGCATTTAATTCGTCGGCGCACCTAGAGCACCCTTGTCCTCCGGTATGCGCGTTAGGAGTCATAAGGAATACTCCGTGCGTTCTGCAAATGATCTCTAGCTTCTTGTCATTTCTTACGTAAAAAGATTTTTCGTATGAGTACCTGTCGCCATGAACAGATATCGCAGACTGAATGAACTGATCTGTTGTTTTGGTGTTTAGTCTCGATTTCTTCTGTTTTCCGCACTCTGTACATCCCTGTCCAGCAAGGTGAGACATTGGCGACTGGAAGAAAACGCCATGATATGGGCACGTTATAGCGGTAGGAGATGAGTTGTTCCTGTAGATAGAGTGCTCGTATGAGTAAAATCCATCATGCGTTTTTGATGATCTCGAAACGAATTCAGAAAGCTTCAATCTTTTAGGCATGCATCCTCCGATTTTAAATACATTATGCCGTGATAGAATTGTCATTGCAACCAATAAATGGTGAAGAAATGCCGACTTTAGACCAGCTAAAAGCGTTCCTTACGTCAATGGGAGTGCCTCTAGCGCCTGATTTTGTACTACAGGCTATCCTTGATGAGGCTGCGGCTGTCGAGCAGTGCCTTATCGGGGCTGGATACTCCGACTCTAAAATCTTGCTGATTATGCTTTACCTGATGGGCTTGATGTCTATCCCAGGCTCTTCGAAATATATCAGTTCTCAGACGGCGCCAAGCGGCGCAAGTCAGTCTTTCCGGTACACGAACGAAACAGATGCGTTCAATAATGTTCGAGGGCTTTTATACAACCTAGATAAGTCTGGGTGTACAGACGGCTTGATCCCTGTGATTGGCGCAAGTGCTGGCCTGTGGGTATCAACTGGCGGGAAGTGCTGCTAATGATGCGTTTAGACTGGACTCCATCAGGCTATATGTTCGTCGAGATTGACGAGGCAAGGCCTGCTCCAAATAAAAACGCTGAGCGTCCAAAGGTTGAGATGGTCGGCGGCTCACCTGAATCAAGTCATCGCGATCTACCTATTCCGCTGATTGGCGCAGGGTTCATCATGGTTCTAGTGTTTATTGCTGGGATAGTCATCGGCATGGGGATCGCATAATGGCATTCATGTCCGCGTGGTACATGATCGACACCGCGACCGTATATCCAAGGCTCGCAGAAGGCGAATGGGGCGGTCCTGTAACATACGGAACCCCTTACATCATCCTGTGCGGCCACGAAGGCGTATCCCGTCAATCCCGAGACACTGAGGGCGCAGAGTTCGTTACTCGTGACATTTACTACACGGGCGACGTGCGCCCAAAGTATCTAGACAGAATCGCATACGGCGACACTACCGCACAAGCATGGGACGCAGTACAGGCCGCAGAGATTCGCAAGATTGCGCGTCACGGCATGTCGGCGTTTGGCTATGAGGATGAGTACGACTTGGAGACTGTCTAATGCCAGTCCGTGGCCTGCGCGAAGTTCGCCAATCACTCAAGCGCATTACCGGCGAGATTAGCGGGCCAATGGCTGAGCGTGCGTTAACCGAAGTTCTGATAACGGCTGCCGGTTACGCTGCAACAATGACGCCAATCGATACTAGCAACCTGATTAATAGTCAGTTCCGCCAGATCACAAAATCAGGCAGCAAGGTTTCGGGTATGCTTGGATACACAGCAGCCTATGCAGCAGCCGTACACGATGCCAAGGGAACGCTAAAGGGTACAAACACGCCGCGTTCAACTTCAGATCCGTCACGTGGCAATGTGTGGGACCCTGACGCCGAACCCGGATTCCTGCGCAAAGCATTCGAAGACTCAGACGCACGCCGCGATATCGACTCAATCATTGAAAGGCATATGAAAATCTAATGAGCCATACACCTATCAATCTGTTTCGAGACTGGCTAGAGGCTTACGTTTCGACTGCTGGCTATACGATCAGTCGCGGCATGTGGGAAGAGACGAATAACTCAACCAAGAAGTTCGTGGCCGTCTGGTCTAATCCTGGCCGATCTCCTAATGGTGATATCCAGTATCCGCAGATTCGCGTGATCGTAACCGGTCGCGCTAATGGTCGTGCGCTTGGGGATACAGAGGCTTCCGAGTTGTTCGCGGAATCCCTGTTTGATGCAGCTATTGAGCACTTTTCAACAAGTTGCATGATGAATATTCGCCCGCTTGGAAGTATTCAGGGTCCTTATTACACAGAGACAAATCGAAACTGGTACGAAATCAACTTCGAGCTGGCATGTTAAACTATCCGTATCTGCTCGTTTTGGGCGGTACTTTCAACTTCAAAGGAGGTGCCTTGTGGCCCTTAACTGTGCAAGTTCCAAATTCGTAGGCAAGAGCGTACTCGCTGAGTTTGCACTTGCTTGCGGCGATGTAGATCCTATGACCCTGACATGGCTTCCTCTGGGCGCAGCTCGTAACAAGTCGATCACTATGTCTGCCGATACCGTTGACGCAACCGCTGACGACTCGGTTGGCAGCTTCCGTGACACCTTGATCACCTACAAGACCTTCGAAGTCTCGATTGACGGTGTAACCAAGCGCGACGACGGCACCACTTCGAACCAGCAGCTTCTGGCCGAACACTTCGTCAATGACCCGCAGCCATACGTGTGGATTCGTCTGACAGGTCCAATCAAGACCACTATCGGTTTCTGCATTCTGACCGAATTCAGCGAAGAGTATCCTTACGACGAGATCGCCACCTACTCGATGACTGCAAGTGCAACCGGTCGTCCTGGCGGCCTGCCTAGCGTGATCGTTGAGGCTACCCCTATCCCTGTAGTGTCGGTAACCACGACTCCTGCTACTGCCAGCGTGGCAATCGGTAACGTAACAAACATTGACTCGGCAATTCTTCCTGCTGCTGCCAACCAGGCGGTAGTATGGACTACAAGCGCCCCGTTGGTTGCCAGTGTTAACAGCTCTGGTCGCGTATCCGGCTTGACTGCGGGATCAGCCACGATCACAGCTACTTCAGTAGTAGACCCTACGAAAAGCGATACAACCGTGGTTACGGTGGCATAAAAATAAGGGGCCGAAAGGCCCCTTTCTTATTCAAATATTGAAACTATTTCGTCGTCATATCTAAACCATTCCGTAGCGCCATCAAATCCTTTAAATCCAGCGTTCATAAATCTCGCGTGTAGCGCTCTTTCTTTCTGCATTGCCATAAATCCAGGCATTTCTTTTTGACCGATTACTGAAAATTCGAAAGGTGTTTTCTTTTTTAATGCAGCGAACCTGGCGCCAGGCTTGTTACTTATTCCTATCTTAAGGAATGCCCCGTCTTCAGATTTCAGGCAGTACAAAAATCCATTAGACCCCTGATTAAATCCAGATACTGCACATCCTGGACACCCTCTTCCGGACAGCGCAGATGTTAAGGAAACAATTCTTTCGCCATGTGTATCGCATGCGGTAACGAAATAGCTTTTATGCGCTGTGGGGCTGATCTTGTGCCATCTAATAAACTTAACGCCAAACAGCTCAAGTCTTTTCTCGTTTTCCTCCAGTGACCAGTAATGGCTTTTTGCACAACGACATGGATTTGCATTTCCGCAAAGTCCGGATGTGGATGATGTCCATACTGAGCTTATTCCCGCCTTAGCGTATTCGTCGCTCTTGCATTTAGGGCAATGGACATCCCAAAGCCTTCTTGACTCAGATCTAACAAAGTACGTTCCGTGCGTAAATCGTCCAGAAGACATAAATATATTTGTTGCCTCTTCGTCACCTCTTTGCCTTTCACGCTGAACAGCCTCCACCGCACCGATAGAGCAACAATATTTTCTTTCAAGTAACGTACTTATGCGACATTCGTTTTCCTCGTTGTGTTTTAAGCAGTAAGTTTTTACAGTCGATGTTCTTGCCGTTCTAGAAGTTTTTATTTCGTCAATCCTGACGCATATTTCTTTTGCTTTTCTTGAGGCGCGCAAAATCTGCTGACGCATCGTATAATTAACCTTGGCAGAGCACGAGCAAGATAGCTTTTCATCTCGAACAGAAGTCCTATTCATATGTATTTCTGGCCAAAGCTCGCTGTCGGAAGAGCATACGCTGCAAGCAACTATGTAGCTTTTCCCAGTGCTGATTGATCCTTTGATTTCCGCATACACAAAAATCGTAGATCCGGACGCTGATACCCAAGACTTACCAATCAGCGATCTTCTCAAATCCTTGATCATTAGATAATCCTTATTTTACAAATGAGTCAATTGTATCTGTTCGTAGAATTTAGTCAACCACAAAAATGCTAAAATGGATCATTATTTTTATGGACGCGAAAAATGCGCAAGCCCATCGTCAGCATAGGGGAGATTGGCGTTTCAGCAGGCGATCGCGAATTTCTGTTTCGGCCATCGCTTTCGGCTATGGATTCACTAGGCTCGCCAGCCGAGATCGTGGAGAAATTCACCGCCCTGTTCGAGCCGCCAAAGATCAACCCGTTCTGGCCGTCGCAGTCTTATCGTGCATGGGAGCGAGACGTAACGTCAATCGCCTATGACGTGCTTGTGGCTTGCTGTGAGGATGATGCAACCCCGCTTGTCGGCCATATGGGTACGCGCTGGGGGTCGTTCGTGATGGGCGCTATGCCGCATCAGGACATGGTTCACCTGGCGCGCTCACTGATGCGTCACGGGATCATCGGTCTAAAGCCTGAAGGTCTGCCAGCTAAGCCAGTGAAAGAATACACAGCAGAGTTCAACGCCCGCGAATTCGTATCGCAAGCCGTCGCGCACCTTGGCATGTCAACCGCCGAAGCCTGGAATCTCACAATGACAGAGTTCTCTGGCGCCATGCAATCCAAGTTCGGCAAGCCAGAGACGATTCCGGTAGAAGAACACGACGACGCAATGGCGCGACTCGCTGAAATTAACAAGCTTCGTCAGAATCAGGTGAAGAAATGAGCAACCTTGGCACTATCACGTATACCGCTGAAATTGATACGGCGAAACTAGTTACCGGAACGACTCAGGCCGAGCGCCAGCTAGACAAGCTTGACACGTCAATGTCAAAGGCGGACGCATCTTCAAAGACTTTTACTAGCACTCTATCTAAACTTTCGGGGGCAATTGCGGCCGTTGTTGCTGCTAACGCACTGAGGGATATGGCAGACCTCGTTCAAAAATACCAGGAGATGTCTGAGCGAGTACAGATGGCTACTGCCAGCCAGGCCGAGTTCGAAATGGTACAGAAGCGTTTGCTGTCTACTGCGAACGCAACCTATCGCTCGCTTGGTGAGGCGCAAGAGCTTTACATTAGGACTGCTGATTCTCTTAGGTCTATGGGATACAGCACTTCTCAGGCTCTAGACGTTACCGACTCTTTGTCTTTCGCTTTTGTTAAAAACGCAACATCTGCTGACCGGGCAAGCGGCGCAATCGCGGCTCTTTCAAAATCTGTGAACAAGGGAAAGGTTGAGGCAGATGCGTGGGAGACGGTGATCGCAGCCGTTCCATCGGTCATTGAAGATATTGCGCTCGCTAGCGGAAAAACAGCGGCTCAAGTTCGTGCCCTTGGTGCTGCCGGTAAGTTGACGGCAAAAGATCTTACAGAGGGCCTGAGAAAATCACTTGACGAGAACGCAAAGTCCGCAGCCGCTATGTCCAACAACCTTGTTGATGCAAGTGTTCGGACAAAAACAGCGCTCACTGCCGTATTGGTTGAGATTGAAAACCAGACTGGCGGATTGCAAGCTCTTACTGATGGAATCATTGGCGCAGCAGATGCCATGCTTTCTTTTGGTGGCGACTCTGAGAAAGTAGCTACATTCCTTAATCTTGCCACAACTGCCGCCACGTCTCTGGCGGCTGTAATTGCTGGGAGGCTGGTTGGCGCAACTCTTGGTTATGTTGCTGCCCAGGGTTTAGTAATCAAGAACATGGTTACTCAGATTTCTGGCGCTGCGGCTGTTGCTGGTGCAAATCTTATGCTTGCAAAGGCAGAGAATGCTGCCGCACAAGCAGCTCTTGCCCAGGCAGTTGCCGCCGAGAAGGCAGCTATCGGGCTGCAAACACATGCGGCGCAGGCGGCCGTGCTTTCTGCTGCTCAGGCTAGGGCGGCAACTGCTACAGCGGGTCTTAGTACAGCAATCGCTGCAAGCACTAGCGTAGCTACTGCATCGACCGTAGCAATGGGAGCACTGCGAACAGCAATGACATTCCTTGGCGGTCCTGCCGGAGTTATCTTTCTTGCTGCCGCAGCTCTGGTGTATTTCGCTAGTAGTGCAAAGACTACCAAGGTGGATGTTGATGCCCTAAATAGCTCGCTGGGTAAGCTTGGGTTCTATCAGCTTGCGAAATCGGCAAACGATACTCAGGATGATATAGCCAAGCTAAATAAGCAGCTTTCGGCTGCGATGAATGATTTCAACACATTAAGTAAGCGACCATTTGAGAGCGATGACAGTTTCGTAAAGCGTCAGACTGAGGCTAGGGCAGAGCTTGAGCGTGTAAACGGAGAGCTTAAATCCAGGCGCGACCTGCTAGATAATATCGCTAAGCGCCAAGAGGAAATCGCAAAGCCTAAAGAACAGCCAAAGACAGGATCGCCAGAGGGACTACCTCCCGCTACAACTTCCGAGGAAGGCCAGAAGGCAATTGAAAACCTTAAGGAGCAGCTTGCCCTTGCAAAACTGACAGGAGAAGCAAAGGCCAAGCTTCAGGCAATCCAGAAACTTGGAGCAGCAGCAACCGAACAGGAAAAGGCTGAAGCCGCAGCGCTTGGCGCTGAGATTTATAAGCTTGAAACGGCAACGAAGGCTCTAGGCGCATCCAATAAAAAGCAAAAAACCGAAGCCGAACAGCTAGCAAAGCGTGCCTCAGCAGAAGAAAAGCGCGGCATTGAACAGAATATTGAGGTGTATGCAAGGCTTGGCTCAGAGCTTGCAGCAGTAGGCCAGAACGCCCGCGATGTTGCAATGCAGCAGGCCGAGTTGAGCCTCAACGAATACGCAACTCCCGAGCAGATCCAGCAAGTACGCGATATGGCGGGCGCGCTGTATGACTTGAATGAAGCAAAGTCAAATAAAGCATTGCTTGGTCAGGTAGATCCGGCAGCAGGCGCTCAGCAGTCACTTGAAAAGCAGCTAAAGGATCTGGACACGCTCAAGCAAGCAAAAATGCTTAGCGATCAGGACTACCTGACATTCAAGGAGCAGGCAGAGACAGACTATAACGCTCGAATGATGGAGATAGAGGCGCAGAGATTCGCCGCTCAGTCTGCCGGTAACGCTGCGATCTTGGCTGGACTTGATGCGCTCTCTACATCTGGTAGCCAGGCGCTTGCAGGGCTATTGTCCGGCACCATGAGCCTGCGCGATGCAATGGGCAACATTGCAAACACAGTGCTTAACTCGGTAATCGGCTCTTTCGTTCAGATGGGTACGGATTGGGTTAAGCAAGAACTGGTCATGATGGCCGCAACCAAGGCCAAGGAAGCCGCAACCATTGGTGGTATTGGCGCCGTAACAGCTGCACAGGCTGGCGCTACTGGCGCAATTGCTGCAACCACTACAGCGACAGCTGCGACTACGGGTACGGCCGTTGCTGGATCGATGGCGCCTGCTGCTGGCCTGTCTTCTACCGCCTCGTTTGGTGGTGCTGCTGTGATCGGTGGTGCTGCCCTGCTTGCTACAATGGCACTTGCTAAAACCGCTGGTGGTCGTCAATACGGCGGCGGTGTTGCTGCTGGCGGCATGTACCGAGTAAACGAAACCGGCGCCCCCGAGATATTCAACGCCGCCAACGGTCGTCAGTACATGATGCCTAACACCCGCGGCGAGGTTGTCAGCAATAAAGATGCAACATCGGGTGGCGGCGGGTCTTCGGCTCCAATCGTCAACGTTAATAATTATTCGGGCCAGCAAGCAACAGCTAGCTCTAAGTTTAGCGAGTCAGACCGCGCATGGGTTGTTGACGTTATCGTGGGTGACATGCAAGGCGGCGGCAAGACAGCGCAAACCACTAACCAAATCACAGGAACTCAGAGGGCCGGACGTTGAGCATTCTAGATATTGCACGAGCAAGCGGCGGCACTGACTGCGAGATTCCCACGCTTGAGCTTAGCTGCCCAGCGTGGAGCGAGTCTATTTTCATCTGCGCTGGATTCTATGACCAGGTTTTCACGCTGGAGGATGGTCGCACAGTTACATTCCAGGCTTCTGGCCTTGACGTGTCACTACCCAAGCGAGACAACAGCGGCGCACAGTCTCTAGGTATCGCCATTGATAACGTAAACGGCATTGCACAAGAGCGTATAGACCAGGCCAAGGCGGCGAAAGCACGAATCACACTAACCATGCGCATCTACATGGAAAGCGACCCAGGCGCGCCAGCAGAGCGCCCCGTAGTGATGCCAGCACGTACTGCGCAGATGGAAGACGTGAGCATTCAGTTGACAGGAGGATATTTCGACTTGATTAACGCTGCATGGCCTCGCCGCAGGTTTACACTGGCGGAATTCCCAGGCATTCGGTACTTATCTCAATGATTGACGTTCATGAATTTTTGAAGGTTCCATATGTGGATCGAGGGCGCACTATGGATGGCCTGGACTGCTGGGGCCAGTTGCTTCTTGTGCGCGAACATCTTGGAATGCCTTCATTGCCAGATATAGGGCCAGTTAGCCGAGCCGAACCAATCGCAATGCAGCGCGAATATGGAAAGGTTAGCTCTGGCCTGTCCGAGTGCAAGCCATGCATAGGCGCTATTGCAGCGGTATTTCGTGGCACGTTATTCGTGCATGTCGGAGTAGTACTAGAGATCGATGGTAGACTTGCTGTATTAGAAACTAACGAAGGTTCGGGCCCGCGATGGATGCGGGTACAGGACTTTGTTGATACTTATTACAAGGTAATTTTCTACAATGATCAGAGTGTATCCGAACAAGCTAACACTTGATCTAGACGGGCTTTGCGAAGAATACACAATTGATCGCAGAATGACTGTTGCCGCTTTATTCAATATGATCTGCAAAGATCCTTATGAGCGCGGCGATTTTATGCCGTTCAGCGTAAAGGTTGATGGAGAAATCATTGATGAAGATCAATGGTGGGATTTTTACGTTCTTCCAAAAGATGATGTGATTATCTGCATTGAGCCAAGGGGGACCGACCCATTCAGTATTACTGTGGCCTTGTTCGCTGGCGTAAAAGCAGTTTTCAGCATGCTTATGCCAAAGCTCCCTGGAACACCAAGCGCTCCGGGTCAAGGGGATACTCTTTCTGCTGGTTCTACCAAGGGCAACAAAGTAAAACTTGGTCAGCCGATCCGTGAGGCGTTCGGAACAAACAGAATCTATCCTGAATACGTAGTATTTCAGCGTAAGTATTTCAGCGATCCTAGAACTCAATGGCTTGAGCTTGGTCTTTCTATCGGCGTTGGCCGCTACCAGATCAGCGCCAATAACGTCCGAATTGGCGATACAGCCATCATCTCTCTTGGCAACCAAGGAAGTTATAAGATATACCAGCCTGGCGAATCCGTTGCAGGCAATACCGCTTTCGAAAACTGGTATCCGGCGCCAGAGGTTGGCTCTAACTCAACCGGCTCTGCCGGGCTTGAGCTTGGAGCATCGACCTCGATCACGCCAAACCCAGGCGCAAGTTCTTATGTTTTCGATGGCTATACGATCACAATTCCATCAGGTGCAGGTTCATTCCCTGCTGATTGGATCGTAGGCGTTACTATCCGCGCCGTTGTTCCATATACTTACACTGTGACCGATGGCGCCGGAGCCGACAGGGACGTTATTACTGGTCCTCTTGGCATGCTAAATCCGTCCACTGGCGATCTGATCGAGGTTGCAGGAATCAACGCAGGTCAGTATGAGGTGTTTAGCTACACGGGCGGCGGAACTCCGTCTATGACTCTTAACTTTGCAGGTGGCGCTCCTGCAAATGGCTTGATCGTTGGTACCGGTCTTTCTGCTATCGGTCCTTCTGGACTTCGGTTTAGAATAATCGCTCGATCTGGCAATACTATTACGGTTGATCGCTTGACTGCTGCTGGCGCCATCGACTCAACATTCCCAGGATTCGACCCTCTTACAACTTCATCCGCATCGCTCAGCGTTGATTCTTCTAGCCTTGAGGGTGGATATCGAGGTCCGTTTCCAATATGCCCAGATGGAGAAGTTTCAAATATTATTGAGTGGGACGTTTTCTATTCTGAGGGACTTTGCTTTGTAACTGACACAGGCGCAGTAATAAGCCTAACTACAAACTATGTTCTCGAATATCGAGACATGGCAATCGGCGGCGCATGGACTTCTTTGGCTTACTCAAACACTGAGGCCACTCTAGATCAGGTTGGATACACCAATCGTCTTACGCTGCCTTACCCAATGCGCGCTGAAGTTCGCATGAAGAAAACTTACCCTCTGGACGGAAACATTAACTCTCACAGCAAAATTCTTTGGTATGGCATTCGCTCCCGTCTTCCAGTAGTCACTAGCTATCCAGGGGTTACTACAATCGGTTTAAAGATTCAGATCTCTGATCGGATCGCATCCCAAACCGAGAACCAAGTTTATGTGATTGCTACTCGTATTCTTCCCACGAGAGATTTGGGAGCTTGGCAGCCAGAAACAGCAACAAATCAACTTGCCCCAGCGGCGCTTTATGCTCTAAAGACCCTTCAATACACAGATTCTGATTTTGACCTTGCAGAATGGGATCGGCTAGACACGACATGGAAATCTCGCGGAGACACATTTAATCTGGCTGTAGATTCTGAGACTACCGCGTTCCAATTCGTTAATGACGTTCTAGCCTCTGGCTTTGCAGAGATGACCCTGGATCGCGGCCGAGTACGTCCAGTTCGTGACGAGCCTCGTACGACTTTTGAACACATGTATACGCCTCACATCATGACTGAAAATTTGGTACGCAATGATCAGCTTCCAGGCCAGCTAGACGATTATGACGGCGTAGACGTTACTTACAAGAACAGCACAACATGGGCAGACGAGATCATTGAGTTTCGACTGCCTGGAGATGCTGGCGCGTTTGTAGAAAAAATCGAGGCAAAGGGCGTCACAAACTATATTCAGGCATTGAGGATTGCGGCGCGCCACAGACGAATCCAGATATATCGGCGCGAACAGTACTCATGGGGTACAGAGATGGCAGCCTTGAACAGTCGATATCTCTCGTATTGCTCCGTCTCTGACGATGTACCAGGCTATGGTCAGACTTCTCTGCTTGTTGGTTTCACTTCCGGCAATGGGCTTGTACTGCTAGAGTCTTCAGAGCCTCTTGATTGGTCGGCAGGTGGAACTCATGTTGTTGCTCTTCGTCGCCCTGATGGCACGCTTTCAGGTCCATATACAGCAACACGGGTTGACGATTATAGATTAACGGTTCCTTCATTAGACTTTTCTCCAGACACTTCATGGGTAATTGAGCCTCCACATATCCAGTTTGGCCCTCTAAATCGCTGGAGCTATCCGGTACTTGTTACCTCTATATCTCCACGAGGCACAACGAGCGCTACAGTTGAGGCCGTAGGGTATAATGCTGAAGTCTACCTTGACGACGACATTACGACTATGCCGACATGACAATCTATTACCCAAAAGGGTTGCCAAGAGGCAGGCACTCAGGAAGAAGCTACCAGCTTGTTTCTCCGCTATTGAGGTCAGACTTGGTTTCTGGCCGAGCAATTCAGCGAAGAAGATTTACAAGCGTTCCTCAGGGAGCAAGAATTAACTGGTTATTCAATGATTTGCAGGGTCAAGCTTTCGAGGCATGGTGGCGCGACCAACTAAAGGACGGCGCTCAGTGGTTTGAATGTCCTTTAGATACGCCAATGGGATACATGGATTACACATGCAGATTTACTGATGTATATAGCGGCCCTGATAGAGTCGGACCTAATATTTGGGCATACAGCGCAGAACTTGAATTAAGGAACAGGGCAGCTCCTCCGGTTGGTGAAGGAGAATTCCCTGACGATATTCTTTATAGCGAATTACTAGATTTAACCATTAACGTAGAGTGGCCTGAAGCATGACAACTTATAATACTGGAAATCCCGTTCCTTCCGGTGATGCGAGAGACCGGTTCGACAATACCCAAACATTGGACGAGTTGATTAATAGCTTAGCCACTGAAACGATCACGCGCACTGGCCGTAATTTGCTCACTTACGAGGGAATGTCTGCTCAATTTAACTTCTCGCAAGCGCAAAGGGCTGAAATATTCAAAGCTTTTTTAGACGCATCAGGTTTTTCGTCGATAGGCGAGTATGCAGCTGGCATTTCGATTGTCTCCCACTCGCAAACGGTAGATTATCAGGGTCAGCCTTACGCGTTAAAGTCAACGGTCCCTGCATCAATTGAGTCTCCATATGTAACAACCGGAAACTGGGCGATAGAAGGCGACAATTTTAAATTAGTCGGAGATTCCAGTCTTAGGCAGGACCTGGCGTCTCCTGATATTGGAAAGGGCATTGATAGCATTTATGGTGGCATACGCGTTGTGGACAACCTTGCCGGTGTTCGCTCTGCTATCAAGCTTACTGGTCCTAAAGCCGTATTCGCGCTTGGGCATACTACTCCAGGTGACGGTGGTGGCGGTCCTTACATTCGTAAGGATGGTGACACAACATCGACGGATGACAACGGTTCGATGCTTGTGGGCTCCGACGGCGTGCGCATCGCGCTCCAACACGACGGTAAAGTCGTCATTGAACAGTTCGGCGCCGTGGCTAATACTGACTTTTTCGCCCAGCTTGACGCGGCCAGTTTGGCTATCTTCAACTCCGGAGGCGGTGAAGTATTAATCCGGAAGTCCTACTTGTGCGGAAGTAAAATTCTAATGCGCCCAGGCGTTACCATCACTGGCCCAGCCAGTGGGTATAGGGCGAGAATCGACTTCACCTTCAGTGACGGGATTTGCGTAGAGACAGTCGTTCCTGCTGGTGTGCCTGGGGTTCTGTGTCTCGGCTCCGGATTGAACCGTTTAACTTTGGTCGGTACGGGCACCTCCAGTGGCGGTGTTTGCGTTGATTTGCGAAACGCAATGCAGTGCAACATATCTGGAAACGAATTTTCGAATTTCTACATCGGTATCCGATGGAATAGAGGGCACACACCCGAAACATTTGTGCAGACGTTCCTTTGCAAAGTTTCGCAGAATATCTTTAAACCGTGCCTGATTGGTCATCAGTTCAACGGTGCGGCAAACCGCAACGCTATGGACACTAACAGCTATGCAGACTGTGAGGTCGGTTATGACTTCTCACAGCCCAACAACTGGTCTGAAACAAACACATTCACTGGAGAAAACGTAGAGGGCTGCAAATTTTGGGCGGTCTGGGGCTCTGCGATTTATAGTCAAACCTGGATAAATCTTTGTGTTGAGAACCCAACTAACAATGGTTTTGTTTGTAGGTTCATCGATCCGGGTCGTCAGGTTTTCGTAAACCTTTCTCTAATCCCTCTGGGAAATACAGCTGCGATTAACTATGAGCTGGCGAACCCAGGTCAGAAACCTTCTATGCGACTTGGCTCGGCCGCATCCTCTGACAATAACCGAATGGGCATGGTAGTAAATGAGGAATTACAGATTTATGACGTGGTGTCTTATCACGCTGGTCACGCTTCTGGCGTCTATACTGGCACGGTACCGGCAAACGCCTATGTAGAGATGGCGATCCCGATGACTGGGGCGGCGGTTAACGACCGCTTATTCCCCACCGCGTTGCGGTTTATCGGGGGATGCAGCTTGCAAGCTTACGCAACAGGTGGTTTTGCGAATGTCGTTATCATTAACGGTACAAACGCCGCTGTAACAATAACTGGTGTTGAGATAAGCGTTCTGCGTAACAAGTTCGAGTAAAACCGTACGCTAAACTGTCGAACATCTTCAAGCTCATCCTATGGGCGAGGAGATGTTCGACAAGTTTATCCAAGACGCCTAATAATCGTTGATTTCTTTTAGTGGATAGTTGGTCCATCAGGTAGAACTACGGATTCTTCACCTTCATATGTTCTCTCAGCAATCAAGACGCTAAAATCATCGCCTTCGCATGGTGCCATCTCGATATTGAAACCTGATTCAGCCAGGTTAACGACTAGATCCGCAACCATATCTGGAAACGGGAAGAACTTTAACTTGATTCTCTGGCTCATTCTGGCTTCTCCGGTGCGTACATCCAGTGCGTTGCATTTGTTACATAGCAAAGCCCAGAGCTTACAGGGATAAAATGATGTCCAGTCTGGTCATTTACTAGCTTGTAATTGCACCAGCGTTCTCCAGAAGATTCTATATAGATATCAACGATAGCTCCTGATTCTGGCAGGCGCTCGATTGTTTTGATCCAATTGCTCATTTCACCACCCTTTTGATTTTCTGTAAACCTGAACATTCATTGCAATAAAGAACGCCATAGCTTCTAAGGAATATAGCTCCAGTACCACTAAGCTCGTGCTTGCAACTGCAAACTTTCTCGCAAAACTCTAAGCTCTTCGCGCATCTCTGCAACACCTGCGAGCCACATTCCTTTTTCTGGGCCTGGCTGGTATGGACACTCATGTTTATTCTCCAGATACGCCACCTTGCCCTCAAGGTAGTATTTATTTGACAGCGCCTTGTGCTGCATCTTTCCTCCGCTGAAACTCGTTGTAGCCTTGTGACTTCTTTCCTGATTCCCGGCAAATATCGCAAACCGCACGGCATCCACTCTTGCGGTATTCATCCATCCAGAAACGGTAAAGCTCCCGAGCCGTACCGCATGCCGAACACCTCTTGCACACTATATTCCCAACCTTGATCATCTGTCCACGACAAAATCTGTCGATGTTGTCTTCTGGGAGAATCTTAGTCAGGGTGGCGCTGGTTACTCGGAAGTGCTTCTTTAGCGCCTCTCTGCTTCCGAGTATGTACCAGTGGTATCTGAGTTGGGATGGCTGGAGCATTAGTCTTTTGCCTTGTTGAGCCGATCGGCGATCTTGTCAGCGCTCACCGCTCGCAGCGTTTCCGAGCAATCATCGCAGCCAAGAACGAATATGCAGCTCACCTCATTCGTGCGCAGTCGGCCCTCTTGCACGCCAGACCTGTTTTGATTGGTGGCTAACCACGTCAGTGAGGTAGAGCCGCAATGCCTGCACTTATCACGCGGCACGCCGTCAATCGTTTGGTTATTCATCGAGACCACCATCCTGTTCTGGGGCGCTGAAATCGCAGGAGTCGCAGTGCCATGCGTGGTTTTTTTCTTTCAGCGTGCCGACTTCACAATCCGGACATGGGGACTGTTCGCCGTCAATCGTTTGGTTGGTGGTCATGGCTTCACCTGGCGCGGGTCGTTGTGCATGGAATGTCCGGCGACCTCAATCGCAGCGGCAACATCAAGAAGCGCCTTTTTGTAACCACGCCCCTCGACCCCATCGTCTTGCGCGGAAGGCATCGCAATAACGCCAGAGCGAACAGGCTTTGGATGTGTTGATTGGATAAGCACAGCACGCGGCTTACCGGCACCGGATCGGCCAGGGCAATCAGGCGCATGCCGCTCAGGCGCAGCGCTGAAACCGGCGGGACAGTTACAAAGACAGAATCGACTCATAAATCACCTCAGCAAATCAGTTGTGCCAGTGCCAGCAGGCACCAGCAGTAGGCGGGGAGTTGGGTTATGTCAGCCTTCCTCGCCGCAGCAGCCGGGGCAGTCCATCACATAGCCTTCCGCCAGGTTGCTCGGTACGGTCTTCTTGTCCAAACACCGTAGGCAATTCGGCTCATTGCGACCCTCTGCTGGCTTGAGTGCGGCGTCGATGCGTTCCATCAGGTCAAGCGCTGCAAGGACGTCACCTGCTTCATGGTCGTAAGAGGTATCCCAAATACCAGACATCACGTCTTTGCTGTCGCGCAACAACCCCTCCAGCACATCCGCCCGCTCATCCGCTGCGGTCAGCAGGGCTTGCAGGGCATCACGCTCGGCGGTTACCCGGTCGAAGTCGGCGCCAAGGTTGTAGCGGACTGATTCCTCCCAAACATCGTCCTGACACCATTCGCGCTCCGGGTCATCCGATGGCGACAGATAAATTACCGAATGCTCTTTCACTTCACTCATGACCCACCTCCCCAGCTTTGACGCGGGACTGGGCGCACTTCTGCCATACAGCCCAGGCACTTTGGACGTCCCAGTCCTCGTATAAGAATTGACCGTTTAGGCCTGGATAATCTGGATCGTCGTGAACATAACCAGTCAGCTTTGCGCCGTGGTGGAATCCCACCACGAACGACTCAAACAACTCCCGCTCCTTCGCCTCGTCGTAGATGGGTTGCGTCGGGGTTGGGGCTGCGGCGAGCAGATTAGAGTAAAGGTGCCATGAGTAACCACCTGCACGAATCACGTCGAGCATCTCTTCGGTCGGCTCAACCGGCACAAGTTTGAATCCATTCGGAATATTCACTTACAAACCCTCTCAAAAAAACCATCGACGTTCGGATAAGTGCCTTCTTCGATCATCTTGCAGCGAAATACCTGTTCGTCTAGCCCATCCTGATAGCTCATCCGGTTAGAGATAACGAAACCAGCCACCAAAATTACTACGATTAAACCGATTGTTGATGTTTTCATGATCAATCCTCCATATCCAATTGCGCCTGCTCTGGATCTTCCATATCCACGCCTTCCATGTCGAACTTGCACTGCCAGACGTGGCTGTAAAGAGACGAATACATCTCGTAAGGCAGGCCCATCAGTACGGCGCCACGCAACATGCCGAAAATATGCTTGTACTCGCTTGTGCGCGAACGCTGGAATTTGTCGTCTGCGAAGGAAATTGCGCGATGAATTTCTCGGACGAATGCAGCTTGTTGTTTGGTATGCATGTTTGGCGCTCCTGTTGGCTTAGACGAACTCTAAGCCAGTAGCCGCGATTGGTCAAGGATTATTTGGTAAGATGGATGTATATTTTCGAGGTGGCGAATGAAGACTTCTCAGGCAGGTATCGACCTAATCCATAGCTTCGAGTCGTTGCGGCTCCAGGCTTATCCAGATCCAGGCAGCAAGGACGGCAAGCCATACACCGTTGGTTGGGGAAGCACAGGATCGGATATAGGGCCTGGAACCGTATGGACAAAGGAGAAGGCCGATCAGCGGTTTGCTAGCGACTTGAGTAAATTTGAACAGGCTGTGTCGCTGCTGGTTAAGGTTCCGCTGACTCAATACCAGTTCGATGCGCTCGTTTCGTTCACCTACAATCTCGGGATTGGCAGCCTGAAAAGCTCGACCCTGCTGAAGATGTTGAACGAAGGCTATTATTCGAATGCAGGGCTTCAACTGCTTCGCTGGACGAAAAACGATGGTGTTGAGATGGCAGGACTCGTTCGTCGTCGCAAGGCAGAACTTAAAATGTTCAAGGGTGAATCCTAATGCCAGCCTGGCTAACAGCTCTACCCTGGCGCTTCCTCTCAGGCCTCGCATGTGGCGCGTTAGTCGTCTTCCTTTGGCATGATGCGTCCGTGTCGCGTATCGCGCTTAAACAGGCTGAGGATCGTGCACAGGCCACTCTTGAACAATCAATCGTAGTAACTCAAGCTGACGCAAAGGCCAGCAAGGAATTATCAGATGCAAAGGCTAAAACTGACCTTCTTGCTAGCGAGCTTGCTAGTCGTTCTAAGCGGCTGTCAATCGGCGCCACCTGTTTGCCAGCTACCGGTGATTCCGGCATGGGCGATGGAGGAACTGCCATCCTCGACCGAGTCGCTGAGCAAAATTATCTCGCCCATCGACGACTCATCGAAACCAAAGACGCCCAAATAAAGTTTCTACAGGGCGTCATTCGTGGCTTGCAGGGGAAACATTAATCCACGTCTCGTACGTGCAAACCTTGTCGATAGTTCGGATATGAACGCCATACTCCTTTGCTAGTGCCCATCTAGGAACGCCATAACCGTTGCGCTCGCGAATTATCCTTACATGGTATGGGTGCAGCTTAGATTGTGGAAGATCTCGACCACGCGGCGCAAGTTCTAATGCCCTGCTCAAATATTCTTCTCTGTTCATATCACCACGTCTTATAGGTGACAACGTTTGATATGCAGCTTTGAGTGACGCCAAACTTCTCCGACAAAGCCTTGTCGCCTGCAATCGAGATAATCCTTTTAATCTCTGACTTCTTCCATTCGTTCAACTGGCGGATTAGCTCTACATCTTCAAATGTAAGCTTTGTGTGGTTGTTTAGTTTTTTCATTTGCCCCTCCAGGCATTGGGATTGCCCCGTGGTTAGCGGGGCGGGATGGTTTCAGAGCAGCTTACCGTTTTCCTTGGCCCAGTCAAGTGGATCTTTAGCGTTTTTCTTTATGTTGCAGCCGGGGCAAAGAAGCTGGAGATTGTCAGGGCCATCACCGCCGCCTTTCGTGAGCGGCATGATGTGATCTATGTGATAGACACCCTTGCCTTCTGTTTTCAACTTTGACTTGCAATTTGCGCACTTTCCTTTCTGTAGCCAAAACATCTTTTCTATGTCATGAATCGTATGGCTTCCTTCGGCGTTTAGCTTGAGCGCTCTGCGTTTTCTTTCCTTCGCTCGGCACTTCTCCGGATTGGCTTTCGCCCATCTGGCGCATCTAGCCTTTTGCGCCTCCGGATCATCAGCGCGATATTTTGCACCGACGGCCAAAATGCTTTCCTTGTTAGCTTCGTAATATTTTTTCCTGTACGCAGTAACGTGATCTTTGTTTTCGAGACGATATTTTTCATCTTTTTCTTTTATTTTGTCCTTGTTTTCGGCGCTCCACGAAGCCCATTGCTTTTTTCTGACCTCTGGATTTTTCGAGTTTCGCTCGGCGCTTATCCTAGCAGAGCATAATTTGCACGCTCTCTGACACCCATCCTTGCGAGATGAGCATTTGTGGAATTCTGAGTATGATTTTTCGACGTGACAGCTGTAGCAGGTTTTCAACAGATCGCACCAGTCTAGTGGTAGTCGGAATGTATGCGGCAGGCAGTGACTAACTGCTTTTTGGGTGCCCCCTAGCCGCAACACCGATTATATCACAGGTGCTTTTTTAGGCTAAAACGGGATACTTGAATCATCAAAGCCGTCATCCTGCTGAGGCTTTGGTGCTGACTGGCTGCTCTGCTGCTGAGGCTTTGGTTGAGCGCCTCCACCATCGCTCTTTCCGCCGACAAGATCGATGGTAGAAATGCGAAGTTGCGGGTATTGCTTGCCTTCGTATTCGCGCATGGAGAACTCGCCGCTCAATGCCACTTGCTGACCCTTTACCAAATAGTCAACTAGTTTCGATTCTGCTTGCTTGCCCCAAAGGCTGGCCTGGAGCCAAATCGTAGTTTTTTTGTCCCCAAAGCCTGCGGTCATTGCGACACTGAAATTCGCAACAGCGGTGCCGCCTACGTTGTTTACCTTGACGTCGCCGCCGATGTTACCAGTCATGCATAGCAGGTTCATTGTGCCGCCTCTTGTGGATTTTTGATCAGATCGATTTGCTCAGGCGTCAATTTACCAGACTGCTGAACTTTTGCAATGATTTGTTCTGCCGTTGTCGGGCCTTTTTTGATTGCTGCGTGCCAGGCTGGCAGGTTGGTATTGAAGCGCTCGACAGGGTACATAACCTCTTCAAGCGGAGAGATAACGTAATCAATCCGAACACCACGACGCTCGGTGATCTTGGTCGAGTACGGCGCGGGAATATGGCTGATATGGCTAATCCGTATTCCGCCCAACTCCTTGCCTGCATACACAACGGTTGGCTCGCCAAACAGGCGAACCTTTCGACCAATCCACTCGGAGAACTCAGATTCTCCCCAGCCTTCAGGGTTAGACAGGCACTTGACCATGCCTTTCGGAACCCAATAAGGAGTCGCCTCACGACCTTCAAAGATCATCAGCAGGCGGACGTTACCCTGATCAACCTTGCGTCCAAGCTTTGCAATCGTGAAGTCCTGAGAACCCATGATAAAGTCCTCGAAATTTAGCCTGTCACTTTTGATCTTGACAAACTCACGAATATTCATCTCTTCCATTTACATATCCTCCAGGCCGCTTAGGTCCAGCTCGTCATCTAGATCGAGCGCGTAGTTAGGTATTTCAATTTCGTCGTCTCCGTCGTCAGGATACGCAGGAAATTCATTGCGATCAAGACAAATCGCGAGCGTAGTAAGCGCTTCCCGAAATAAAGCATCACCCTTCTTGCGCGACTCAGGACCAAGCCTCCAGCGATTGGATGCATGCGGCTTCTGCTCCTCGACTGCGCCGAAGTAGAATTCCTGCAAATCCTCGCCAGTTGCGCAGCGGAAAACGTGACGATAGAACGCATCCTGCATGTGATACATGTACGTGTTTATCGACTGCGAGAACTTGTACATGCGTGCGTCTTGCGTTTTTTTGATGTCCATGCAGATGTTCGAGTCTGTCAACCAGTCGAATTTGCACTTGATCGTCAGCCCCGTATCAGGATCGACCGCGAAATACGCAACCTCTGCCTTTCCTGGCTGCTCGATGATCTCGCGCAGCTTCGGATTCCGGTACACGCCAGCAGTCATGCCCTTGACTGTCTCGCTCTCGGCCAGTGTCAGCACCAACGCTGACGGATGATCCTTGCACGCCTGCTTGTACAGCGTTGACGTGCGGGCGTCGCACTCGACGATCTTGTAGTCACGCTTGTACAGGGCAGGCTCCAGAGTGCTGCTATGAAACGCCGAGCCGATCTCCATATTCCGCGTTGACTTCCACTTGCCGCGACTCATGGCGTGCGCAGGTGAGCGCAGGACGGCGGTCAGGAAGCTGTTGCTGTAGCCTTCACTCGAATGATAGGCCTCATTTTCAACTCCTTCGTGCCGACCTACCGAGAACTTCTGGCACTCTGGATTTTCTGGCTCCTCAATGCCGGCGATCCAGTCTTCCTGAAGTTCATTCATTTCGCACGCTCGGCTAGCATTGCGTCGGCCATTGAATAAGCTGCCGTAACCGCTAAAACTTCAGGGCTAATCATATTAACCAGTCCATCATTGTGATATCTGGCAAGAAGCGCATCATTTGAAAACATGCCTTGCATAGCCTTAGCCGCAAAGTAATCGCGAAGTGACATGCCGCAATACTGATGATCAGCGGCGCTAGTCAATGGAAAAGCCGGAATATCTTCAATTTTACTCATTGCACCTTCCTCCAAAAAGAAACCAATTTCATATACCGATCCCGCTTAGCCCGCGTAATCCGTTTTCCTGCCTTGTCAGCCTCGCCGATGATGGCGGACCATAGTGCGTCGCGGTAGGTCATTTTGAAATGCCTTCTTGCATAATGTGACCTAGGTGTTCACGGGCAACACTCCGGATTGCCTCTCTCCGTTCAGTTACGGAAAGTATCTGCTTTATGTCAGTGGCAAGCTCGGCAGCCATGTGGTTAACGATTCGGTCTGCAAGTTCCGACTCGATTCGATCTGCCATTTTTCGCTTCAATCCTTCAATGTCGACCATATCCCACACTTGTGCCAGCATCTCTGGCGGCAGCTTGAAGCGAGTCGAGTAATCAGTAGCAATCCAATTACCTTCGCTGATGATTTTTAAAACTGAATTCTGCGCTGCCTGTGATATTGCTTTCTCAAATTCACTCATAACCACCTCCGCTCTATTTGTAACCCGAACCTTAGCCCGGCTGGCGATTCCAGTCAAGCCAAATCAATGGCCGCCTGGATTCGTTTCTGTGCAATTTCGAAATACTTGTCGTCCATCTCGATTCCGATGAATTTTCGGCCTGTGTTCACGCATGCTACGCTGGTTGTTCTATTTTAAGGTGTGCTCGTAAACTCTACGCACCCAAAATAAAAAGTCTATTTCGCTCATTGTGTGCTTTGCAAAATTGCAAAACTTGCAACATGGAACTGAATTAAGATCCGTGTAACCTTTGGAGCTGTCAATCCGATCAATGCCGTTGCATTTTAGAACATGGTCGGAAAGACGCTTCTTTTTTTGGCTTTCATTGAGTCGATCTTCTATCTCTTTTGAGTGAGCAATCCCACAATATTTGCAAGGCGACTTTGCCAGGATAGAAAAGCGATCAAACCCAATAACGGAGCATCCACCCATCTTTTTATTCCTACGCACAAGGTGGCTGTATTGGACTTTTAATAAAGCCACCTCCCTGTCCTCATATAGTCCATATTGATTACCGCGTCTTAGCAAGAACTCTTTAAGCAGGCATCCGCAGCTTTTTGATTTTCCGCTGGAGAGGTTATCAGAAGAGACTATTTTTTCTTTTCCGCAGATGCATAAGCACAGCCACATGTGCTTACCATGGATATTTTTCCCGGCGTGAGATGCTACTCTCAAGCGCCCATAAATATCTCCAGTTCTATCTTTAAATCTAGGCACTCAATACGCTCCTTCATGCGATTAACGCCAATATCGAAGTATTTTTCATCCTTCTCAATCCCTATAAATCTGCGTCCAAGGTTAACACATGCAACACCAGTTGTAAAGCTTCCTGCGCAGTTATCTAGAACCGTCATGCCTTCGTGCGTATAGGTGCGGATTAGGTATTCCATAAGGGCGACAGGCTTCTGGGTTGGGTGTAGTCCTCTGCCATCACGAACCGAAAACTCTAGGCTTCCAACAGTTGTGGGATTCTTCATGTCATACGATTTACCAGCCTCGCCGAACGCCTTAGACGCCTCTGTGATCGCAATGGGGATAGCGCTGGACTGGCTGTTTCCGCCCTTGGTGATAGGTTTGTCACGCTTTACCATCTGCGGATAGTAGTTCGGTTGCTTTCCATCAATCGAAAATACAACAACATCTTCGTGGTCCTTGAGTGGCTGGCGCTTTGCCTGCACAAAATTAGCCGCAAACCTCTTGTTCCAAACCCAAGAATGCGCAAAGTTCTTCATGTTGCTAGCGATCATTACTGTGGTAAATGGCTGGGATGCAGTCAGAACGATAGCGCCTCCTTTTTTCGTGATTCGCGCATACTCAGCCCATAGATTTTCAAATGGAATTATCGAATCCCAGGCGCATCGCGTCGTCCCATACGGCAAATCACAAAGCACCATATCCACCGAGCCATCAGGAATCTGCTTCATCAGTTCCAAGCAATCACCTTTCATTAGCTGCATTCGTACACCCTCCTGTTGATTTCGGCAAAGACTACGCATTGTGGCGATTCCAGTCAAGGGATAAATTCGGCAGCACGGGGGAAATTGTTGTGGTATGCTTTGTCACTCAAACCAAACGAGGGTTGCCAAATGTTGACACTGCAAGACATCGTAAAAGGCCTAAAGGACAAGAATTTCGCGGCCGTATCTAGGGCTACAGGAATTAGCAGGCAGAAGATCTGGGCAATCGCTACCGGTGTTACGGCAAATCCTGGAATTCTAACCGCACAGAAGCTATCCGAGTACCTGGAGGGAAAGCCATGAGCTGGGGTTTCGTTTACTGCATGGCTAACGAGTCAATGCCGGGCATGTACAAGATTGGCTTTACGTCGGCATCTCCTTATGAGCGAGCAATGCAGCTATCCAAGGGAACCGGTGTTCCTTCGCCTTACATTGTGCTGTTCTATGCGGACGTGCCAAACCCATCAAGCTATGAGCTTATGATCCATGAGGCGCTGGCAGGCCATCGAGTTTCTGGAAATCGCGAATTCTTCAAGATTGACGTAAAGGAAATTCATGAATGGATCTACGACATCGCACAGATTGAACATGGCGCGTTTGCAGAATCACAGTATTACCTTTGGTCGAGGTGTGATATTGAATTTGAAAAGTACAAGCAAGGGCTAAGCTAATGATCAGAACTTCGCCATATCGACCCCTCCCGTATTACAGATGGTTCTGGCAGGACTGGAGGGCAAATCGCAATGTACAGCGCATGACCTACGTTGAACGAGGGCTTTATCGAGAGCTTCTTGACGAGTGCTGGGCTGAAGGCTTCATCCCGACAGAAATGCAAGACTTGGCAGATATCTGTGATTGCCCTGTGGACGTGATGCGTGACGCTTGGCCGCGCCTAGAGAAATGCTTCGACCTTGACGCTGATGGCAAGATGGTTAACACGCGTCTCAATATTGAGCGCACAGAGAAAGATTCTGAGCGCGTTAAACGGTCAGAGGCTGGAAGAAAAGGAGGCATAGCTAAGACTAAAGCCGCTGAATCAGAGGATCAAGAAAGCACTAGTCAAGCAAATGCAAGCAAGTGCTTAGCTAATGCAAGCAATTGTCATATAGAAGGAGAACTAGAACTAGTAATAGAAGGAGAAGAGGAAAGATCAAAAGCTCTTGTCACCGACGAGTCGGCGACTAAATCTGATTCGAGGCCAAGGAAGGTAGATCCCGTCCCATATGACGTAATCCTTGAGGCTTATAGGAGATGCCTGCCAAACCTTCCGCAGCCAATAGCAATGACTCCAAGGAGAAAAGCCGGTGCTCGCAGTATTTGGAGTCAATACAAGAAAAGCCATGAGCCTGATTTCTGGGAGCGTTATTTCACTTACGTTAGCAAGCAAGAATTCATTTGCAATATGAAAGCAGCCAACCTAGGATGGCTACTAAATTTTGAAAACATGTGCAAAGTAATCGAGGGGAATTACGAATGAGAGATCCATTTAGCCTAGAAGCCGAGCAAAGCGTCCTCGGCGCCATGATGATTGATCCTGCGCTGATTGACCTGCTAGCTGCGGACCTTGAGGCCAAGGACTTCTACTGGCAGGACAATGCCGACGTCTTCACGGCAATCATTGAGCTCAACTCGCTTAACCGCAAGATTGACTTCCTGACTGTCGGAGAGCATATCGGCACGCTTGAGAATGGTGATCCTGCATTTGCTTACACGGCTCAGATCCAGAACGGCACGCCTAGCGTTGCTAACTCGGAGCAATACGCTCGTATCGTCCGTGAGCGCTCGCTTGATCGATGCCTGATCGCTGCTGCACAAGAGATTCACCAGATCGCCCATAGCACCATGGATACGCCTGACAAGATCGCAGCCGCTCAATCTGAGATCCTGGCTATCGACGGAGAATCGGCAACCGCTGAGACCGTAGAGGCTTACGACGTACTTGTTGAGCACATGGATCTGCTTGAGAAGCGAATGAACCAAGGCGATTCAATCTCGGGAATCAGGACTGGGCTTGAAGAGTTCGACAAGCACACGGGGGGATTGCAGCCAGAACAGCTTGTAATCATCGCTGGGCGCCCGAAGATGGGCAAGACGACTCTAGCTATGGATATCGTGCGAAATGCGGCCATACGCGAGAAGAAGGAGGTTCTGGTGATTAGCCTGGAGATGAGCAATCGCCAGTTGATGGACCGGCTGATTGCTGCCGAGGGGAGCATTCCACTTGACGCGATGAAAGATGGATCAGCGTGCAGTGATCACACGCCAGGACTTACTGTTGCAGCCAAGGGAATCAAGGAATCTCGGATAACGCTATCTGATCGCCCAGGCTTGACCATGCGCCGAATTCGCTCTATGTGCCGCCGTCACAAGCGCAAGCATGGGCTTGATATGGTGATGATCGACCACCTTGGCTTGCTAGACTCAGACGATCCAAAGGCCAACCAAGTCGCAAAGGTCACAGAGATCTCCCGTCAGGCCAAGTTGCTTGCTAAAGAGATGAAAATCCCCGTGATTCTTCTGTCTCAGCTCAACCGTGCGCTCGAACAGCGTCCCAACAAACGACCGGTGCCATCTGACCTTCGTGACTCTGGTTCGATTGAGCAGGATTGCGATATGGCAATCTTTGTGTATCGCGATGAGGTGTACAACCCAGACAGCGACCGCAAAGGCATTGCTGAGATAATCCTGTCTATCTCGCGTGAGAGTGAAGCAAAGACTTTCTATGCGATGTTCCAGGGTCGTTATGCGCGGTTCGCGCCTTTAGAAGCAGGAGCTTATATTCCAGAGGAAAAGGACACCCCACGGCAGGCGGAGAAGGTTCGCGGAATGACTTTCTAATGGAGAGAAAAGATGACTATCTGTGTTATGAATGTTGGGCCGGTGAATTTGGCAACCCTTTCGATTGCAGATCGCCAGAGCATCGACGAGTGGAAGGCGGACTGTCTAGAGAGATGGAAGCAAGCACAGACCCATGCCAGCCAGATCTATTTGGGGCTGAAGGGGAATAAGGGGCGCGCATGGGCTGAGCGCGAATTAAAGACTAGGCCCGACATCGAAGCCGAAACCCGGCGCCAACTGAATTTATTGCTGAAGGTGAAGAAATGATCGAAAGACAACAGCCAGTCGTTTATTTTGCGCAAACCAAGGGGCGTCGTTACTTTTCAAAGCAGGCAGCAATCAAGGCGGAAGCAAAGGCGATCATCAACAAGCATTTCCCGCCAGAGATTCCTAGTCCGTGCGGGGAGCATTGCGGCTGGTGCAACGATCCAGGCTGGAGCCTTGAGGTTGATCAGCCTGAGCGCTTCAAACGATTTTTCGACAAGCTGAAGCGAGCATTGCGGAATCGCCTGAATGATTGAGATAACCGTGCCATACCCGCCCAAGGAACTCAACCCAAACAAAAAGCTCCACTGGGCTGCAAAGATGGGATACATCAAGATGTACCGTGGCACCTGCAAAGCCATAGCAGGCGAATCTAGCCACTCTGTACCGGATGGAGACCTCGTGCTAGATCTTGAGTTCTTTCCGCCTGACAAGCGCCACAGGGACGATGACAACATGATCGCCAGCTTCAAGTCTGGTAGAGATGGGATTGCCGAAGCGCTGGAGATCGACGACGTGAAATTTCAGTTACGCGTTAGGGTGCGCGACAAGTTTCCAGGCGGAAAGGTAGTCGTAAAAATCTACGAAGACCTAGAAGAATAGCTTGACTCTCCCAACACCTAAGCCATAATCAGCAGACATTTACGGAGGGTGGGAAATGACATACGACGAAGAGGTCAGGGCAATAGAGATTCAGCACGACTGGACGCTAGAGGAAGCGGGCGACTGTGGCTGCAATACACATCCGAACGGGCCTTGTGAGCAATGCTGGAGCTTAGGCTGGGCAATAGGCGGCATCGAAGTGCGCAAGACTATCAATAGTTCTCCAGAGAACAGTTAACCTTTAACGTTATTGGGTGGAGGGGTTTATGGATAGCAGGAAGCAGTTTGAAGAGTGGGCAAAAACAGGGAGCAATCCTCTAGAAGAAGAGGACTTCCGATGGATGGATGGCGCAGATAATTACTATTTTTCGGTTGTGCGCTACATGTGGGAGGCTTGGCAGGCATCACGCGAGTCAGTAACACTGATCATTCATCGTCGCCGTGGAATCTATCCGGATGCCGATGATTACGAGGCTGCTATTGAAGTGGCTGGGCTCAGAACTAAATTCGCGGATGAATCAAAATGATGAAAGCATTCGATCTAGTCGGCATCATCCACGGGCGCGAATACTCGGATCACGGCGAGTTCGTTACCGCTGATGACTATTACCACCTGATGCTGCATGGTGAGGCCGTTGCGCGGCTGAAACTCGGCCTAGAGGAAGAGAACGAGCAGCTAAAGAAAGAGATCGCAGCAATGAAAGCCGGCATCGATCCGAAATGGGGCCTGATGGATCAATCGATCCTCGTTGACTACCTTCGAGAACAAACAAATTTCTGTGCTGAGAAATTCGACGGCATTATCCAGTTCGCCGTTGACGCAGCTAACCGAGAATACAAATGACCCTAACCGACCTACTCCCAATCCTCCTGGCAGCCTACGAGGAGCATGGGGATCTGCCGCTAGCAACAGGCTTCGACGAACACCGCCAAATCCTCGGCGTACTCATCTCGCCAATCGAGAAAGATTGCGAGGTTGGGAAGAAGGGGGATTTATTTGTTGACTTTTACTGAGGGATACAAAATGAATGTAGTTAATATCCATAAATCGCCACAAGATTCTGATAAGTTCATAGAAAAGACTAATGATGACGTAAATGAATGGATGGATGGCTTCTACGTTGATGGTAGGTCAGCTCCATTTAATCTCCATTGCCTATGGGCATGGCAAGAGCAGGAGCGTCGGCACCTGGATATTGAGGCTGTTTTGCTTGAGGCGCTGGAAGCTATGTGCAAAGAATTTAGAGATCACGACCTGCCATACGGAAGCTCTGCATATGCAAACGCTATTTCTGTAATCAACAAGGCCAGAGGTGGAGCATGAACAACTACAGAATGAGTCACGCGACCTATACGCAGGCTTGCGACCACGCTGGAAGGCTTAAGCGGCAAGGGGCTATTGGCGTTTGCATTATTGGTACTGGTGATGGGTATGACGTTACTTGGTCGCAGCGCTGATCAAAAACTAACCAAATCTTCGCCTTTTAACAATAACGAACATGGAAACGAACAATATGAACACACGCGCAAGGTTCGAGGAAATTTGGCCGGTGCCAAAAGGTGTGTGCTGGTGTGTTGTAGATGGTGGCTATTTCGCTGAATCCAATGAGCATATCCCGAACTCCATGAGACACAACGCCCGCCTCGATACCTTCACCCGCTGCCAGGAGACGACTGATGTTTATGTGTCGTTGATTGATGAGCTGGTTGCTGATATCCATTATCGTGCCTACCATGAGGCTGACGACGATGACGATGAAAAGTCTAAGGGCTTGCTGCATCGGGTTAATCAGATAATGGAGCGGAAGAAATGATCGGGACACCAATGCCATCGATTATATTCGCTGATATTCAGCTTGAGTTGCCAACAGTTATTGCGCACAAACCCTTGCTGCCGCCGCAAGACACCCACAAGCCCGCTGGCGTACGTCTAGCCAAGATGCTATCCCAGTACGACGATTCTCCTTCATCGCAATTGTGGAGCGATATCCAGCGGTTGGCGCGGGAAATATTGAAATGAGCAATCGCGAAGACCTGAAGCCTTGCCCATTCTGTGGCGGCGAGGCATGCCAGTCAAAATGGCAGACAGAGAGCTATTGGAGTAGCGATACCGTTTGGTTCTCACAGGTAGCCTGCACCGAATGCGAAGTTGCAGGCCAATCGTTCTGCGATGATCCTGATGGTGATGAGGCTAAAGAGTTCTGGAATACGCGAAAATAATCTCTTGCAAAACCACCAAAAGGCTCCTAATGTGAGCCTTTCTTTTTGCGGAAAATTTGGAGGGTGTATGGAATACGAAGAGATGCAGGAATACCTAGATGGCAAGATCAAGACAGACCTTGAGCTTGAGATGTGGCATTACTGGGTAGCCAAGGATGAGCAGTACCGCTTGGCAAGGGCCAGCGCACTCCTAGGCTGGGCTATCGCATTGGTTGCCACTATCGGGATATTCTTCAAATGACCATCTCAACCACAACCCTAAAAAACGCAGCCTTCGCGATCGAGCATGACCTTTTCACTGATCCAGACGGGGCGAACTATCTGGTTAAGGATGGGGCTATTGTCCGGCGGTGGGATCCTGAGCATAACGACCAAGATGCATACAGGTTGGCTGCCGAACTATTCGATGCCATTGAGTTTGTTACCGTTGAGTGGCCTGATGAGGTGCATGGTGTCGTCAGGTCGTCAGTCGATTACGCAGCTACTCTCCAAAGCATCGTTGAAGCAGCAGCAGAAATCGGAGCCGCCAAATGCCAATCCTAGCTTGCACATGGTTCGCAATCGTGTATTTAATGCCTGCCGTTAAGGTGAAAATTAGTTATTGGAGGGGTGTATGAGTGTAAAGACGTGCAAACAACACGCTAATGAGCCTATCTTTATTTATGCGCAGTGTGCTGCATGCGAGATTCAGCGGTATCGGAATCAGGTTGAGGAGCTGAAGGCTGAGGTTGAGGAGCTGCGCAAGGATGCTGAGCGGTATCGTTGGCTTCGTGACGGTGCCGATTATTGCGATACGCGGGACATTCCAGGCATGGCGCCCGCTCGCATGGATGCATTCATAGACGCCGCCTTGAGCCGGGGAGAGCAGTCATGAGCTACTACCACATCAACCTCCACGGCCTCAAACTAGAAGTCTCAGTAACCCACGCCTTCTCCGAGCCAAGCACCCAGCACGCAAACGGATACTCAGAGCTTGAATGGGTATTCGTATCTGGCACAGACGAAATCGGACAACCAATCTCGTTCAAATCGCTTGACTTCATCAAGAAAGAGTACGAAAGTGAGATTAACGGCGCTATTTGGGCGCAGATAGACGGAGCAAGGACATGACCATCACAGTAAAAGCCGCACGGGAAGCGCTAGAGGCCGCGCACCTGGCATACGTACAAGCTGACATCGAACACCCAACGGCCACGCACACCGCAAAGGAAGCATTGACACATGCGCGGCACGAGTACTGGGCTGCTTGTGCTGCATTGGTCGAGCGCCTTCCTGAACTGCTAATCGGAAACAGCTACAATCGGGACTCGCTTAACCACGTATACCGCGAGGTTACAGGGGAGAATATGCCATGAGCGAATTGCAGCCGGGGATGTTGGCGCTGGTGATTGGGTGCAGGCGAAGCGCTGAAAACATCGGAAAAATTGTCGAGCTAATTGCACTTCTTGATCCTGGATCCGCTCATCAAGGGGAGATGTTTGGAGGTCCAAATACAGCATGGAAGGTGAAAGGTGACGGTCTTATAGGAATGAATCTGCGCGGCGATTCTTTTCCTAGCGATCACACTTATGTTCATCCGTCACACCTTTTGCCAATCAAGCCAGAAGCCGACCCACTCGACCAAAAACAACAACAGGAGCTACACGCATGATTAAGCAAGTGATTCAGGAGATGATTGCACGGGGCTGGACTTACCCGATTATTGCCTTGCGCTCAGGAGTTTCGGAGTATAGACTCCGAGACGGTAAGCTAGGTGTTCGTGAGGAGCGTCGTGTTTACGAGATCGCTTCGACCGAGGCGGGAATCGAAATTGATGATTTGGAGGGTGAGGAATGAAATACATAGTAAAGCTTCTTCTGCTATGCGCTTGGGTGTTTGGCGTTGTTATTGCTAAGGGATTCTGGTCTACCCTGTTCGCATTCTTCATTCCGTTTTGGGCCTGGTATCTTTCCGCAGAAACAGCACTTATTCATTGGGGCGCATTATGAAATCAACAGAATTCCTACAGTCCGCCATGGACGTGCAGAAAGAACGAGGCGAGCAGTACGACAAGCCTAGCGGGGAGCGTTCGATGGCGGCCACCGTGAGCGCGTTTAACTGCATCACCGGATACACGCTTGAAGAGGCTGACGGCTGGATGTTCATGGGTCTGCTGAAGTTGGTACGCCAGTCTCAGAATCCAGAGAAGTACCACCATGACTCAGCGCTTGACTTTGTGGCTTATGCGTCGCTGTATGCTGAGGCGGCTAGTGAGCAGTGTGGGCAGTTGGAGTCGAGAGAAGCACACGCAGGATACAAAGAGGAAGAGATCTATAGTGATATGCCTAAATGGTCAGAAGCGCCTGAATGGGCGGAATGGATTGGCCTTGACAAAGAAGGAGCTTTCTGGTTCGAATTAGAGCCAGTGCTGCACGCAGACGGGGTAACCTGGAAATACCCACTAGACTCGAAGTTTGACACTATTCATTGTGACGCGCTTGAGCTATCCAAGCATAAACGCCCAACGAGCACAGCCAAATGACCGAATACAACGAGCAGCGCGTAAAGGAAGCTCTTGCAGTTGGGGGCACGAACCAGGCTATGGCAGATATGCTTGGCGTGAACGAAAGGACTATGCGGCGGTGGAAGGCTAAGCTGGCGTTGAGTGGTTACAGTCCTGAGCACGATATGACGCGCCAATGCCCTGACGGCTTCAAGGTCAAAGGCGTTTCCAGCCTGTACAACAAAGACGGCGAACTGTCAGCGCAATGGATCAAGACCTCGGCGGATCACGAGCGTCGGCACCAGATGATGCTTGAGGCAGTTGAGGCGCTTAAGGAGGAGATACCACGCGTCACAATTCCGGTTGCCAGTACCGCAGGGAATGAAAGCCTGCTTAACGTGTACACAATTACAGACCATCACCTGGGTCTGCTCTCGTGGGGCGAAGAGACTGGTGAGGACTACGACACCGACATTGCCGAGGAGTTGCTCGTTAGCTGGTTCGCTCGCGCCATTGCTCAATCCCCTCCTGCCGATGGCTGCGTGTTCGCACAAATTGGTGACTACCTTCACTGGGATGGTATGGATGCAGTTACTCCAGCGTCTAAACATTTGCTTGATGCGGACACAAGGTTCAGCCGGCTAGTGCGCGTAGCTATTCGCGTTACCGCAAAGATCATCGAAATGCTCGCCACAAAATACAAGAGCGTGAAAATCTTGATGTGTGAAGGTAATCACGACCCAGCGTCTAGTGTGTGGCTGCGCGAGCTGTTCTCTTTCCGATATGCAGATAGCCCAAGCATTTACGTTGAGACCCGTCCAGACCCCTACTATTGCCACGAGCACGGCAAGACAAGCATCTTTTGGCATCATGGTCACAAGCACAAGATGATCGGCCTGGATGCGGTGTTTGTCGCAAAGTTTCGAGACGTGTTTGGGCGCACCAGTCAATCTTACGCACATACAGGCCACCTGCACCACAGGGACGTCAAAGAGACTAACCTGATGATCGTAGAGCAGCACAGGACGTTAGCAGCAGCAGACGCGTATGCAAGCCGAGGGGGGTGGATGTCAGGAAGAAGCTCTACAGTCATTACGTACCATAAAACCTTTGGAGAGGTGGGCCGTATTACAATCTCCCCAGAAATGCTTCACTAGCGTATAATCGGATTGCGGCTAGGCTGATCCCCGAAAAGCGACTCATCATCGCTTGCCGCATACATCCGATGACCACATGATGAGTGCGTATTCAATGAAGCATTGCAACAAGTGCAGCACCAGTAAACCTATCTCAGAATTCACTAAAAAATCCTCATCTCGCGACGGCTATTGCTATCAATGCAAGTCGTGCGCTAGCGCCCAGCGTGCCATCAACTATCCAGCCAAGAAAGAACGCATCCTAGCCAGCAACGCTAAGTCTCGCGAGAATAATCGCGAAAGCATTCTGAAAGGAAAGAAGGCTTGGTATGAGAAGATCAAAACAGATCCGGAGTGGCAGGCAAAACAGATAGCCGCTCGGGAGGCTGCAAAAGAAGAGAAGCGCGTCTACGATAAGGCATATTGCCAGGAAAACAGGGGAAGGAAGCTAGCCTATGCGCTCAAGTGGGCTGCTGAAAATCCAGAGAAGGTAAGCGCTGCGAAAAGAAAGTGGGCCGATGCCAATCCAGAGTCTGCGGTTGCCTGTCAAAGCAGGCGTAGGGCGCTCAAGGCCGCGTCTAGCGGATCTTATACGCACAAGGATGTAACCGGCTTGCTTGAGATGCAGAGAGGCAAATGCGCTAGCTGTGCGTGCAAGCTCAAGAAATCAGGCAAGCATAGATACCATGTCGATCACGTTATGCCTCTGGCGAAAGGTGGTAGCAATGGGCGCGAGAACATACAGATCCTTTGTCCGCCATGCAATCTGAAAAAATCAGCAAAAGACCCCTATCTTTTTGCGCAAAGCATGGGTAGGCTGTTCTGAAACACGAGAGAGGCAACGAATATGATTAACGTGGTCCCGAAATTTACAGCAGGAGCCCCAGCAAAGCTAATCCCCGGCCAATTCATCGTCTACGAGTCGGGCGAATATCAGCTAATCGGCAGTCATACGGCTCTCACGTCAACACAGAAGATCCTCAAGCACACTACCCTAATCGAGCCGCACGAGCTTGATTGGCTTAAATCTATGGCTGCTGGTCGGTCGTTGGGGGTGGTTAAGTGAACCTGTCTCTTGATTTGTGGGCGGTAAAGGATCACGCTCAGAAAGTAATGAGCGACCTTGGCATTACTTATGACCACGCAGTGCCTCAGTCGATTGCTGATTGCTGGTGGTTCTTTAACTGCAAGAATGTGCCAGAGCCAATCCCTAGTTTCCTGAGCCCAATCAAACGAAAGCCAACTGACCTTATTGGATTTGGCCTATCAAAAGAAACTGCCGAACGTCTTGAATCGCTGGAGAAGCAACCATGACAACCCTAATCACCCTATACCTGCTATTCGGCCTGCTGTCGTACTGGCCGCTGGTATGGCACTACAAGATCAACGAGCAGCACAAGGACGGCCATATTCTTGAGTGGCTAGCAGCATGGGCAGTCTGGACCTTAACCTGGCCCTATCGATACATTCAGGATCTGGTTTATTGGTGGAGGGCGAAGAAGTGATTAAAGTAGGCGATAAGGTATTGGTAACGGTCGATAACTGGTTTCATGCGCCTGATGGTAGGTCTTATCGGTCAGTGTTCGGAACTGTTAACGCGATCAGTGGAGATCAAGAGACTCTAGGTATCCGCACAAACGCACGAGCCACCAACTGGTACGCGACTATCGGTAACGTTCTGATTGCTGGCTGTCAAATCCATTACGCGCTAAAGACAGATGAGTGCAATACAGGAGAGGTCGAGGATTGCAGCGAGATCAATGGCGAGATGAAATTCTTTCGCCGTCCTTCGTATATTTACCGGGCTGACTGACATGACCACAATCAACGACCTAGAACAAATCAACACCAACGACGTAACCGTGGCATTCGGTGATCGGCACCTACGCATGGAGCGCATCAAGGACTCATATCGAATCACCTGGTTCAAGCCTGACGAAAATAACGGAGCGGTTTTCATTGCAAGCTCAGTCGTTTTGAGCGATATTGCCATGGAAGCAACAATTGCAGCATATCTTGAGCTTAACAAGGAAGATATCAAATGACACAAATTAGCGAGCTTGACAGAATCAACGCTGAAGCAATGATGACACTGAGCGAGATCGGATTTGCTCGTTATGAGCGTTTCCTTTCAGAGCATTTGCAGTCCGGCAAGATTGGATCAATGCTGCGGATGACGCTCAAGTCGTTCATTAGCGACTGGAATCATCGAGAGAATGATCTGGCTAATCGAATTAAAGTCGCTCCGATGTACAAACCTATGGCATAATAGATCCAGCGGCTACCCCTCCCCGCTGTTGAGCCTTTGCCCATCGTGTTCCGTCCGATGGGCATTTTTTTTGTGTATAATTCGTGAGCACCTGTTGCAGCATGCAGGAACCTCGGCGAGATAGCATGCAGTAGTGCTCGGCGTAAGGTGAGACGCAGGTGAAGACGAGGCGAGAGGTAGCGTAGTATTACGTCAACTTCGCCAGGCCCGCAGATGCGGTAGGCGGCGAGCTTATAGCCTGCTTCCAATTTGGCCTTAGAGCCACAGAAAGAAGGCTGATGACGATCAGCTAAAGCCGTCCTTATACGGGTAAAATCTGTATCCGGGCGCACCAAACAACCAACGCCAACTTCCCGCACACGCGGAACCCAGGCAGCAACGCTCTTAGGCAGTCAGTAGTGCGCGAACAAGGGTTTATAGTAGCGACTGCAAACGAGTAACCCTGAAAGACCCGAAGCCTGTAGCCCTCCTAGTTGATGGCTTTTTTACGTCCGCGAAAATAGTTGTTGACTCGCAATCCTGGCAGGCGTAGATTTGGCTCATCGAAACGAACAACGGAGCAAGACGAGATGAAAAAATTCATTGTGCGCTACCGTCTGAAGGGCGAGGTTGCTTACAGGAAAACTACCCTTGAATTGCCTGATATGGAGTTTGCTGTGAAATGTGGTTACGACCACGCAAAAGGGCTACACGGCGTACCGGTTGTTGAGCTTCATGTAGTGGATAAGGACGAAGAAAAATGAGTCGCGATAACGATGTGAGTATTGTTAAAAGCAATATCAGAAATTCTCATCAGCTTGATGACGCGGTAGAGCTGGTTTACATCCAGATTGTGCGCCAGGCGTTTGAGGGTAACCTTTGCACGTTCGTGTACAAGCTCTGCTGTGCCCCTTACAAATACTACTGGCGTAACGTAGACCGCCGCTGGAAAGAAGCCAAGGCGCTTGAGGAGGCCCGCGATAATCTTCTTGAGGCGCTTAAGACCTACGATGACGCAGCTAGAGCCCTCAACAGCCGGATCAAGTAACCAACCCCACCCACCTCAAGCCCCTTAACTGGGGCTTTTTATTGCCAGCCAAAAAGTGATATCAAAAAGCTACCGAACCGAAAATGCTATCATCGGTCAAACTAGGTACATTCCTTAACCCCTATACTCTCATGAAGCCAAATAAAATGCCTGACTCCCCTAACGGCTGGTTTAACCTGCTGTCGAATATGCCAGGACCACTTCAGGCATTCGGTGCCGCCATCATCACTGCGGTTCTCCGCGTCTACTATGACAAATCAGAGACCAGTTGGCAGCGCGTAGGTCTGGAGGGTGCGTTGTGTGCCTGCCTAGCTACAGGTCTGTCTATGGTCAGCGCTTACTTCGGACTGCCCGAGAACTCAGGCGTATTCATCGGCACATTCGTTGGTTTCATTGGCGTGATTAAGTTCCGAGAGTACATGGCTAGGCTGCTGGATAAGCGGACTGAGTGACCTGACGTGCTAATATAAGCCTCTGTAATGGAGGCTTTTTTATGGCTAATAAACCAGTAGTTCACACCGGGGATAAGAAGTCTGCTGTAGGGCGGACTAGGATGTTTGAGACGCCGGATGATCTGCGCGAGTCGTGCCTGGCTTATCTTGAATGGGCAGACGCTAATCCTTTGTACGAAGAAAAGCACTTCTGCGCACAAGGCCAGATCCTTACCGCAGAAATCAAGAAACCTCGCGCCGTCACCATCGTCGGCCTATGCCTACACCTCGGAATCCATCGCCATACCTGGCAGAACTACCGAATCAGCGAAGAGTTCGACCTTGTGTGCGACGAGATTGAAGACCGCATGAAGCAGTACAAGTTCGAGAATGCTGTAGCAGGGCTGATGAATCCTACGCTGATTGCTCGGGATATTGGGCTTGTTGAGAAGTCGAGCGTTGACCTGACTAGCGGCGATGGCACCATGTCACCGCAGCAACTGACCTTCAACATCATCAAGCCTAAAGATGCAGTTTGATATCTCGTCGGCCTACCTGCCTTTCGTTGACCTTGAGAATGTAGCTACAAGGCGCGAACTGCTGCGTGATGCTCGGTATCACATCATGGAGGGTGGTCGCGGCGGGGGTAAATCCCATTTTATCGCTGAGCTTCTAGTCGTTGAGGGTTATCTACAGCCTCAGCGCATTCTCTGTACGCGCCAGATCCAAAAGTCAATCAAGGCTTCCGTGCTTCAGCTCCTTGCTGACAAGATCGACAAGCTTGGCCTGTCTTGGTTCTACGATGTTCAGCGGACGCAGATCGTCGGCAAGAATGGCACCGTATTTCTGTTCGAAGGCTTGCAATCAAACATCCATAGCATCAAGTCGATGGAAGGCATCACCCGCGTATGGATCGAGGAGGCGCACGGCGTTGTCGATGACTCCTGGGCCGTGCTGATCCCATCCATCCGTGGTGCCGGCTCTAAATTCATCATCTCCATGAACCCTGGCAACATCATGGACGCGAGCTATGTTCGTTTCGTAGCTAATCCGCCATCGAGCAGCATTCACCGCAAGATTAACTACGACTCCAACCCGTTCTTCCCTGAAGTGCTTGAGACTGAGCGCCTGGAGTGTCTGAGCCGATTCCCTGACGCATATCCACACATCTGGCTAGGCGAACCAACGGCAGACAGCGAACACGCCATCATCAAGCCGTCGTGGATTCAGGCAGCGGTAGACGCGCACATCGTCTTGGGCTTTAAGCCAGAAGGCATCAAGGTTGTGGGCATGGACGTAGCGGACGAGGGCGCGGACAGTAACGCAATGACTGCGCGTCACGGCTCTGTCGTCTTCGACCTTGAAGAGTGGCGCAAAGGTGACGTGATATTCAGCGCTAACAAGGCGTTCGCGTATGCCGACTTGAACGGCTTCGATCAGCTTACCTATGACTCGATTGGCGTTGGTGCTGGTGTTAAGGCTGAAACGAACCGGCTCATGGATCAGCGCCAGTCGTCCAGGAAGATGCAGGTATCGGGATTTAACGCTGGTGGCGCAGTCGTGCAACCTGAGACTGACTACATGGTCGGCAAGAAGAACAAAGACATGTTCTCGAACATCAAGGCGCAGGCCTGGTGGCAGATGCGCGACCGCTTCAGCAAGACCTACAAGGCCGTAAGAGAGGGCGCAGAGTATCCGTCTGACGAGCTTATCAGTCTGTCGTCAATGCTCCCCCATCTTGAGCAGCTTAAGGCTGAGCTATCACGCCCAATGGTTGACTACGACAACAACGGCAGGGCGAAGGTAGAGAGCAAGAAGGACATGGCTAAGCGCGGGATACCTTCGCCTAACCTGGCTGACTCGCTGATCATGGCATTTGCACCTACTGAGCAGAGTGGCGGCGGCATACTCCTGCCTTCGCGTTTAAGGAGGTAACGATTCTCCGGAGAACACTTGACGCTTAGCTGAATGTGTCGTTTAATCGGCTCACAACTGAAACGGAGGGTGGAAAGTGGAAGCTAAATTCAAGATTGGTGATCGGGTTGTTGTGTCGACTCAGTGCGATCACGCGATAGGTTATGGAAAAGCTGACGAGTTCCACGGGGCTAGCGGACACATTGCAGGCGTATGGACTTACGAAGGTGATGTATCGACAGACTATGACGTAATCATTGATGGTCACGCGGCACAGAATGCTCGTAGCTGCCCTGGCTTTGAAGAAGAATGGCTGACATTGGAGGTCATGTAATGGCTACTGAAAAAGAACGGAAATTGATGGGCGAGATCATGAATCTTGCGGTTGATGTGACTCTGGCCGGTGGGTTGTATACAATCGCTGCCAGTTACATCGCGCACATTCACGCGTTTGAGATTCGCGTTATGAAAGGTGTAAGTCAGGTCAATAAGTCAGCAGAGTGGGCGCACCTATCTGGCCGTCACGATATCTGGACAGCCAAGGAATCAATCGAGCGACTTGAGCAGATGCTCACAGAAGTAAAACAATATCACCCAGCATTCGACGCGGACGGGGTTAAGTTATGAGTAAGGTTGATTGGAGTTTGGCGCCGGAGTGGGCAACTCATGCGTTAGTAAAGCTGCATAATCCAGGGGTTGGCGGCGTGTACTGGTCATATTTTATTGATGGTGAACACAGGATTAGTCCTGACGGATTATGGTTTCATCCGGATGGCTATCGAGTAGCTGATGAGAGGCCACGAAATTTAAAGCCTAAACCCTGGTCAGGCCCGGAAGATGGGTTGCCGCCGACTGGGACAGTGTGTGAACATAAGCGCGTCCACGAGTGGCAGCAAATCGAAGTGTTCGCAGTAAAGCCGAACTACAACGGTAGCAATACCGCTCTATTCACATACGGCAATGGATGCTGGGGAGGATGTGCTGAGCCTTCATTCTTCCGAGCAATTCCAAGTCCAGCACAACTAAGAGAAACCGCCATCCGCGAACTAATGGACATCGCAGGCGTAGATTGCCGCGTGACTGCTGCTCGGTTGGTTGATGCTGGGTTTAAGCGGGAGGTGGTGTGATGGGATTCAGTGTTGCGCTAACTGGTTTTGTGCTGTTCGTGTTCGGAATGTTTCTTGGGACTTTCTGCTATGCGGAACCAAGAAACATGCCAGCAGCTAGATTCTTTGGAGCTTTCGTGCTTATAGGAATATTCGCAATCCCCATCGGCCTAATCATCCATATCTGGCAGTAAAACCCCAAGGACTTGACAAAACCAAAAACACCATTACCAAACTGTCCACGATCCATAAACCGTGGACAGTTGGAGTTTGGTATTTTTCTATTTGTCAAGTTTGCGCTTGGCTCGCTCGATTATTCCGGGGGATAGGGGTTCGCCTTTTTCGTTAACGATCACTTCGATTTGCGTGCAATAACAGAAAATCGCATTCGGTACAATCGCATACCAGTTAGCCACCTCTTGAATACTGAACAACTTTGCGTGGCGATCACGGTGGGATTGTCTGGTCGTGCTTTTCAATGCCGACAGGTGCATAAGCATTGTCCTGATGCCT